GAGCCAACCTTCGGCATGACAAATCCTCTCTCAAAAAGTAAAGAGCTACGCTACCACACTACGGTTCATGTTCCTAGCCACACCGCATAAACCAGCTACGCCTGGATTGGCACCTGGGCCATGGTCCGTGAGCCGTGGCTCTTTAGTCATGGGATGCGGCTTGCCAAACATACCCCGCGCCTCGGGGGCCATGGATACCAGACCGCCGTGGGCTTTCTTACGGGCTCTCTGCTCGTGCAAACGTTGCTCCTGATATTTCTGCTCCTCATCATACTCTTTTTTTAAAACATCGGATAAACGAGGCTCAGTAATACCAACCCCTGTGCTCGTTGCGGATCTATACGGGCTACTTTCAGGAACCTCATAATTCCACCCAGGCCAACGTTTGGCGATACGTTCAAGAGCTATAGATTGCGCTCTCGCATAATCCTGCTCATGTTGGTCTACCTCCTTCATGCCCTCTTGAGTTTGATACCAAGTATAAAAGTCAGCTTCATTATTTTCCCAGTCGCTTCGCCTTGGTTGATACCGCTCCATGTCCTGGAGTTTCCGATACTGTCGTTGAAATTGACTATAATATGGATGTGATCGTAGATGCTTTCTAAGACTTTTCCCTGTTCTTGCATCTTCTCCATGAGGATAATGTGTAAGATCCTTCAAATCCTGTAATCGAATTCTAGCCTCATGGGAAAGAGGAGAATCAGGATCATGTATTAAGCGTTCCAGGAACATCCGCCGTTCATCTGAAGACAGTTCTGAACCCTCCCCAGAAACAAGATCATATAAACCTTTATGACGAAGCTCGTGTATCAAAACATCTAAGCCCTCGGCCTGAGCTATCTCTTTAATATCAACATCTTTAGGATAATAATCCTCGAAACTATGCTCTCCCGTGTAATATCCTTTATCGTACTCCCTAAACCCCTCACTTTTCGGAAAAGTGAAAGCAGGATGAATAGCTATTGTTCCTTTATGCGGACCATAAGGACTGTAGTACCCTCTAACGTCTTGCCCCCTTCTAGTTACTCGAACTGAAGGTGTGCCGAAGCCAGGATTTCTTCCCGGAATGTTCGTAATATTACGAGGATCATAAGCCATAAGAGCAATAGGATCCTCTTTTATACGCTCCCAAAGCGGCATCGTATATTCAACATCGGCCATGTCCAGGCGATTGGGATCCGAAGCTCCAATATCTACAACATCGCCCCCACCCTGCATGTGCAAAATCTCGCTGGCGTATATTGGACCGCCGTGGGCCTTGTTCGTGGGCGGCGAGGTCTCGTCTATGGATACAATATCATTTGTTTCTGGGTCTCTTCGTAACCCACTCTTTTCTAGAACAGCATCAATTTCTTCCAAAGAAGAGAAGAATCTTCTCTCTAATACTTTTGGTTCTCCCTTTTTCTTACCGAATTTCTCTCGCTTTAAGGTAGGTATTTCTGGATACCGTAGAGAAGTAAGTGCGCTGCCAAACATTGCTACATAGGCGTCGTTAGTTGGTAAGTACTCTACCCGGAAACGGGGTCCAGAGGTCATGTCCCTGGCTTCCTTTGCTAACGAGCCAACGCCCTGACCCGTGGACCGTGGTCCAATGTTCTGGCGCAGCCACTCAGCAAACTCTCCCCTATGGGTGCCAACTCCTGTACCACGACCACGCTTGAACGTCGGGAACTCACGGCCCGTGGCGTCCTCAATCAGGCCCCGGTAGTTTTTACTGGCGGCAATAAAAACATCTTCCGGATCGTAGCGGCCAAAGACGTCAACAATGTTTTGCGTCATCTTCTTGTCGCCAAGGATTTCCGCCTTACGAGGTTGCGTCATCTCCCGGTCATAAGTTTCTATAAGCTCATTTGCCGGGATCAGACCATGCTCGGCAGACAATACGTGAAAATCAATGCCCGCATCTTCCAGGCCCTTGGGGACGTTCTCCGCACCGCCAAAATGCTTGTTCACCATTTGCCACAAGGAACCCGTGTACAACTTGGATGCTTCGACGGCACAGGTCACCGGATTTTTGCCCTTGCTACACCCTACTACCAAAAGTTTTCTCTTGCCGGGGCCCTTTCCAGAAGGGCCGAACATGTCCCTGGCTTTGTCTGCCTGTGTGGCTAGACCCTTCTCTTCCTTGGTTGGCAATAAAGGCGGCCCTTGGTTGTCCCCTATGCCACGTTCTACCGGAACCGTAGGGTCCTCAGACATCCCAAGAAGATCCTTGAAATATTCAATCCCAGGTTTGTCCATGCCCACCATCTCATGCGCGGGACTCTCCAGAAAATCCTTGATCTCAGCCTTCTGCTCAGGAGACAAAAGATGCTCATAACCAAGCTGTGCAGCCTGAATAAGAGGGAAAAGACGCCGCCGCATAAGACTTCCAATGCCACGAAACCTCTGACCCTTGCCCTTGGGCCGTGGTTCATCAAACGCAGCTAAAGCCGCCGTTTTTGAAATGATGGCAGGTAAATTAAGAGGGTCCTTGGGCCGCGATTCAGGAACCAAAGATAAATCGGATTCCTGCGGTTGCAGAACACTGTTTATCCTCTTCCTAACATCCTCGGAAAGATTCGTCGCAGATGGGACAGGGTCTTCTCCAGGAGGAATATATTGCAATAGACTTCGAGACCGGGGAGGCGGTAATTCCGGAGGGAAAGTAAATTCTAGAAGCCCCTTGCCATGGTTCTGTTTCAACCATTGATCCAGAAATCGGATATCGTCCGGTGTCTGTGTTTTCTCATCTAATAGATGCCAGATAGACTTGGCCGGATCATATGGTACACCCAAAGCATGGCCGATAGTTCCTTTCATTTCCTCTTCCATAGTAGGAAAGAAGGGATGCGGATCTATCAGATCTTTTAAATCATAGATCCTATCGGACATCCGTTGGGCTCTTTTTCCCGAAAGCGGGTCTTTGTCCAAAAGACTTTGTATGCCCTTTTCCAGAGCGCGGGTAACGTCCCTCTTTACTGGCTTTCCAAGAAGCTCCGACAACTGCTGCTTTTCCAGAGCAAGCCTACGCTTAATCGTACTCTGTGACGCCTCGGAATCCGGTACGCCCTCCCGCTTGCCCCCAGGCACGGAAGTCAGATCAGGAATTTTAGGGGGGCCGCCTTCCGCCATGTGCAAAAGTTCGCTGGCGTAGACGGGACCGCCGTGGGCAAAATCAGTGTCTACTATTTGACTTTCTAGCGGAATATTTAGGCCATACCATTCCTCATTACCCGCAGGAAAAATCGCTTCTGAATCGTCACTAGGAAACCGCTGTTCCGGAGTGTAATCCATGCGTTTCTGAACCCGTCGAGCTTCAATTTCTCCCGCATGTTTCCCATAAACCCATTGAGCACGGGCTTTCAAAGAATTTTTGCCCGCTAACGCCGCATTTATATTTATAGCATCGGACCTTAACTGACCAATTTTAGCCGCTATTTTCTTATCGTCCTTCGTGCCCCAACTCGTGTCCTTCATGTCCTCGGGTTGGATACGGGGGCCGCTTCCTTTACTGCGCGGGACCCGCTCTAAAAAGGCTTTGGCCCCAGGGTATTTTAAAAGTAACTTATCAGCATAGCTTAAATTATCCCGAGCGAGTTGTCGCATTTCCGGACCCGCATCCAAAAGCCATTCTTTTACTTTTGGTTCATCTCGTCTTGCTAAAATACCCCCCGTGCTTGACCCCTTCCCGAACATTTCTTGCCTTTGGATATAATGCTGCGCTTCATGTATCACTGCTTTTCGAAGATCTGCCAGGGTAGCTCGTACCGTTATTTTTCCCGGAGTTTCTTGCCAAGCAGGGGTCCACTTTGCAAGGTACCCATAGCTGTCCTTTGGAAGAATAGTAATATCTAATTCGATATCTTTAAGTCCGGGATATGCCTTTTCCAGTTCCGGAAAACTAAAGAAGTCAGACCAAGTGGTCCGTAGCCACGGGTCATCTATCTTATTCGTGTAATGTCCCGGTCTAATGGTCTTAGCTGCCTTTCTATTAGCCAAGGCCCTTTCTGTAATAACGTCATGTTCTAGTTGAGGACCACTCCAATCCCCCCAGTCCATTGGTCCGCGCTGTCCTTCCGGGAGTCGAGTACGGCTGGCGTCTGCTAAATTCTCAAAAGCACCTATTTCGTCCGGAGACTTAACCTTGAACTTAGTTGTATCAATCTCCGTTCGATAAAGATTATCCTGACCCTTGTAGAATCCGGTGTTTTCCCAAATATTCTTGTTTAAAACAGGATCTCTCTTGGCGGCATCCGTGTACCCCCCCTTTGGTCCAACAGAAGGATCCGCCTTATGTTCCATAGTCCTGGCCCGATCCAGGTTAGCTTCCCACCCCGGCTTATTAAGACGACGCATTCCGCCCACACCGATAAACATGGCAGGAAGGAGTTTCCCAACAGCCGAATACTGCGCGTAAGAGCCGGGAAGCATGGACGCTGCAATGCCGCCTGCCATCCTGGAGCCGCCGCCTACGACATCCCCCTGCATAATTTGACCAGAACCACGAAACGCATCTACAATATCAACAGCAGGATTAATGTCGCCTAAAAAACTGGCCAGACCCGCCGTCCTGTCTCCTAGACCACGAGCTACCCTGTTCAAAGCGGTGACAGTGCCCTCCCCGGCGGCGGTTAGGCCCTCTCGAATAGAAGGAAGTGCGGCAATGCCGCCAGAATAGCCGGAACCGCCTCTGGGAAGGCCACCTAATCGTGCCTCTAAATCAGCAAGTTGACGCGCTTGATCTCCTGCACCTGCGGACCCGTCAACCATAATACGCCTCAAACCTCACGGTCCGTGGTTCGTCGTCCTGGTAATCCGTCGGAAGCTGGACAAAATTACCCTGCCGGTAACGCATCAAAGCCTGTGTGGTGCTGTCCACCAAATCGTCATACTCCCCATTGGGAAAAGCTGCACATTCTTCAATGACCTCTTCTGCCCACCGCTCATCAGGAGCCCAAATCACACCAGACTCAAATAATGGCGAAATGGAATGAACCCGCGATAACTTATCATTACCACGGCTGGGGGTAAAGTTTACTACAGGAATGCCAACGTTCCTTAGCTCATGAGTAAGAGGCAGTCCTGACGCCTTCGCCTCGACAATAACCGTCTCAGGATCCCAAAACTTATATTGCTCCAACGCGATTGCCTTCAGTTCAGGAAACTCCCACCTGCCCTTCTTGGCATCCAACAAGATCAGATTAGGGGGCCCTCCCGCCTCATCCGGATAAAACACACCCCACGTCGTTATCGCACTGAAGTCCGCCGTCTCACGTTTACTATACGCTGTATCATAGCTTTGAATGACGTACTGAAGATCCGGTACATTTTCCTTATCCCAGACTTTCCACCACTCGCGCTTGAGTATCGATATCTCGTCGCCGGTGGGATTCTGTTGATACTGCGCGTTCCACTTGTACGGCGGAACCGAATATTTAACACTGTTCAGTTCCTCTATAGACCAAAATTCCGGCCAGCAAGCCTTTCCGGAGGGCAAAACAGCAGGAAGCTCCACGACCTCCCACTGATCCGCTTTAGGGTCTTTTATCTGAGCCCGGACCAGTTGTCCCGTCATATCTTTCTCAGACCAGCGGGTCTGTACCAAAACGATAGATGCCCCCGGTTGGAGCCTCTGTCGGGGCCCACCAGTGTACCAATCCCAGGCGTCGTCAAAGCCCGTATTGGACATGGCCGTCTGCTCCGAATGCGGATCGTCTATGACCAGTAAGTCCGCACCGCGACCGGCCAAGTTCGAACCAACGCCCACGGCGTAGTACATCCCACCCTGCTTCGTGTCCCAGCGTCCCGCTGCCTTACTGTCTACCGATAACTGCGTGTTTGGAAATATTTCCTGATAGTCCTCCTCCTCTATAAGGTTCTTCACCTTCCGGCCAAAGTTCACAGCAAGTTCCGTGGTATGCGTTGCCTGGATGATTTTGAGTTTCGGATTTAGCCCTATCATCCACGCGGGAAACAAAAAGCTGGCGAACTCCGACTTCGTGTGCCGTGGGGCCATGTTGATGATCAGACGTTTAAGTTCGCCTTTTGCTACGCGCTCAAACTTCTCCGCAATCGTCCCGTGGTGGTGACCAAAGATGAACTCCGGCCACATGGCCTTGACGAAGGTCAAAAAGTTGTCCTGGCACTTGTCTACCTTCTCCAACTGCGCCAAGCGCAATTGAAGCTTCAGCTTCTTGTCAAGAAGTTCCGGGGGCCCCTTAAACGACATCGAAGCTAGTACTCATTCTCAACGACCTCGGTTATGCCTGCCCAATCCAAAGGATCCTCAAACTCTTTGACCGGCTTTGCACCCTTTATACCGTCCATGGATAACGGCACCACCTGTTCCGGAGGATATAACAAAAGCCTGGGCTCTCCGTTTTTCGGATCGTGCCTGACAAAAAGCCACACGCTGGCGTGTTCATGCCTACGAAAAAACCCAACCTGATGCGGAGAAAGTTTTACCGAATTGTCTTTTGTGTACTTCAGTTCAATTAGATGAAAACGTCCCTTGGCATCACAAACCAGAATATCAGGAACCCCCGGAAGTGCCCAACTCTCCAGCCTCGTCATTATCCAATCCGCTTCGGTCTTCGACACTCCCGATTTCATCTTCTTCCAAAACCCGCCCTCGCTCTGCGTGTACGCCGCTCTCGGCATCGTTGTCGGACGGTCCTTCATCCTCTTCCGGCGTGACGTCAATAAGGCCATCAGTGTAACTCTCCTCTAGCTTCTTCAACTCAGCCAAAACCTCTTCCTTGCTCATGGAGTCTATGCTGCCATACCGAACCTCTGAACGAGAAACGTAAATGTCCCCCTGAGCCAATCCTCGCGCCTTCTCTGCCTGCACCGCCGCAGAGTAGGCCCCGTTCTCCAAAGCATCATCTCGGATATCCTTCAGATCCCGAACATGCCTCTCATACGTGACGCCATACTTCGCATCTAACTCAGCTTGCTGCCGCCGGATCTCAGCAACAACATGCGGCGATATGTCCACATTGGTAAGCTCCCAGGCAC